AAGACGGACGATCCAAAGTCAACCGTGAACGATTCGCCGTTATTTAATGTAACTGCCGACCCGTAGTCCCACCAGGCGACAAGCGGGTCGGTAGGAGAGGTTTGCGTGTCGTTATAGAGCGGCACGTACCTAAAGGGCCCGACAGACCCACCGGAGGCTGTCCACACAACGTCAACGCCGGTAACGGTGGCCGTCCCCGACGTTTCAGAAAGTGCGTTCTGAATGTCCGTTCCGCCCGCAGGGTACCCGTTGCCTGCCGAAATCTCGACAACGTCAGCCTTGACTGCATCGAGAGAGGCGGACGGTGCGTCATTGGATAAGTAGACCTTAAAGACGTGCCCGGAGGCCGAGAAGTCGTGCTTACCGAGAAGTAACTGTTCAACGAAGTCCTGAAATTTATTGTATGCAGCCATAGGTTACTCCAGACCAACCCGCCGCCATCCACGAGTACGGGTATAGACAAGGCGTTTGTACTTACTGATCCTAATTGCGAACTTGAACGTAGGCCAGAGCCTTAAGTAGAACCAATTACGTAACTTAAACATCACCATCTCCTTCTACGAGCAAGAACGATGTAGCTACCCGTGACAGTAGGTCCGCCAGAGTACGTTAACGTAACGCTCTGACCCTGAATGGTGTACACGCCTGACTCAGCACCAAGTACGTACGTACGCAGGAAGGCCGCGTCTTGCCCGTTAATGACGTAGGACCCACCGTCCGCAGTAAGAACGTACCACTTAAGGAGCGCGAGGTCTTGCCCGCTAAGGGCGTACACACCGAACTCAGCAGCCAGTACCATACTTAGCAGGAGAGCGGCGTCAGTGCCTGCTATGGCGTACGACCCAGGGTCTGCAGCCAGAGTTTTGTTCGCTCCGCTGCTCGTAAGCGTAACGTCACTTCCTGTAAGTACGTACACGCCTGAGTCTGCGGAAATGCTACGGGCCGCAAGTAAAGCAGCGTCAGACCCTGTAATAGAGTACGTGCCAGAGTCCGCCACTAAGGCGCGCCCGTAAAGAAGACCGGCATCGGTTCCAGTGACTGAGTACGTGCCACCGTCCGCAAGAACGATACGGCTGACTAAAAGACCAGCCTGTGTTCCTGTGATTAAGTACGAACCAGGGTCGCACGCAAGCGTGTATCCAGTAGCTCCTCTACCCGCGAAGCTACCGTAGCGCATGCCCGTGATCATCCACGGGCGGAATTGCGTAAACGGTCCGCCGGTGCGCGTGGCAGAAGAACTCTGCAACAGGACATTGCCTGTTCCAGACTGAACCCGGAGGCGTCCGGTCCCGGACTGTGTGCTAATATACGTAGTCACTAATTAGCTCCACGCACCAAGTACGTTATCCGTTGTCCCACCGGCACGCCAGCAGCGGAAATAGGAACCAGTGGCTACAATCGCAGCTGCGGCGTTTGTCTGTGCAATAGACGGAATGATCGTCCCGGCTGTCGTCACCCTGAAGGTGCCACGTATCGACACCTGCATCGCTGTACCCGTTCCGGCTGTGACAATGTTAGTCGGGGAGTTGATTTGGGTCGAGGTCGAACCGGTCTGTGTAGCGGCAGTGTTTGCGTTCCCGTCCACGCCGACGTTGTACCACAACGGCTGATCTACCACCGCGGTGCCCGCACCCACAATCTGAATCTGCGCGTTACCGCTCGTTGACGACATGCCGCTGATCGATAGGAGCATGTCGAAGAAGTAGAGACCAGTGGGCAACGAGAGCGCACCGTTCGGGGTGGCGTTGAACAGTTTTTGAGCGGCGGTCTGATTCGCCAGCGTGTAATCCGCCGTGAGCCGGACGTAATGCTCGACCCGTTCCACCCCACGGTTGTTGTTGTTCGGTGTGGCATAGAAGCTGCCGTTGAACTCGCGAGCGCCTGCTTCAGGAGTCGCTAACAGCGTGCCGCTGGTCTGCTTGGGCCATGTCCCAGCAGTAGCACTGCCAGCGGCCCACACCGGAGCGGTGTTGACGTAGGTCTTGATCTCAGCAGCCGTGCAGTACGCATCGGCACTCAGGTCGCTCGCGTCCGCGACCGCGAATTTGTCACCGTTTGCAAGAGTGACAACATCAGTAGGTAGTTCACTAATTTTGAGGTCACCAGCCATAGTATTACTTAAATGATGTCAAACGTGTCGCCGTTCGCTGGGGCGTGAGTGAGCGCGTCAACCGTCAACACGCCAGCAGCCGTGCTTGCTGTAATCCTGGTTGCCTGCGAGCGCAGCGCAGACGTGCTCGTGTTATTGTGGAAAACAACGATTCTGCCCAAGAGTTGGTTGTCTGCGCTTACAGCCGGTATCAGGCTGCTTGTGACGATACTCGTAGTCGTTGAACCGGAGCCAACGACGCCCTTAACGCTGAGTTTCGACTCAGGGCGCTTGCCGATAGAGAATTGAGCCAACGTAGCGTTGACCGTCTGTCCATCAATGACAGCACCAACCAAGACGACAAAGTAATCACTGCCCGCAGAGTAGAAGCCCGCGTCTGTGTTGTCGGACAAATCAATCTTGCAGTGATGGACTCCTGTGACTGCATCAAAATCTACAGTATCGGTAATACCGTTGGACGACGACCGCTCGGTTGTTAAGTCATCTTTATATATGCGGATGGTTCCAGCAGTAGCACGAGTAATCGATGCGCCATTCGCTCCTGCGGTATTCCACTTGAATCGAACAATGTCGTTGGGACGGAAATCTCCCAGCGGTTGGATCATAGAACAAACCTACTTGCAATTCTGGGGTTATGTATCAGGCTGCCTAACAGCGTACCGCCATCGCTTAACACGGGGCCGGGCTGTTCGTCACTGACCTCACCGCCCATCACCACAAGGTAATTGCTGCCAGTAGAGTAGAAACCCACGCCTGTGTTGTCGGACAAGTAGATTTTGCAATAGTAGAAACCTTTCCCAGTACCAAAGTCTACCGTGGGCCTGAAGTCACCTAGTTGTTGAATCATAGTACGAGCCTACCTGCAATTCTTGGGTTGTTGACCAACTTGCCGAACAGCGGACCACCACCACCGCTGAACTCCGGGGCTGGTTGGTTATCGAAACTAACGGTGCCGTTAGCGGACAGGTGTCGTGCGTTGCCGGACTGATCGGTGCCATCGCTGTTGAGGTTCCACCGTGCCCACAAGGACGACGCCAGTGAGGAGTCAAACAGGTTGGCGTACGCAGACTCATTGACCATCTGCGTAAGCGTCAGGACGCTGGTGAATACCTTGACGGCCCTGACTTTGCCCTCCATTCCCTCGCCACCGATCCACGGTGAGTAGCCAATGGCGAACACAAGATCGGAAGTGAGGTTCTCGCCGTTCGTATCAGGGCGAGACACGACAATGCTCGTGTCGTTGCCGAGGTTTGGGTAGAATAACTGTTCTCGGTTCGAGCCACCCGTGCTACGACGACGGAAGGCCATCTGGTACCACGGTCCGACGGTGGGTACGAAGGACGCATGGTACGTGTCATCACCGTCTGAACCGATAGCCACCACGTTCGTGGGACTGATTCCCTTGAAGGGTACCCAGTAGTTATTGTTGAAGCTAAATGTGTTGGGACCGTGCGTCACATAGGTGTTGTACCTGTTAGGGTCAACATTGGTGAACTGCATCTGCCACGTCACGGTGATGTCATACCCTGGCAACCCAGACGAGCCGGTCGAACGCACGAGCCCGTTCTGCGACGAACCGTCATTCGTAATAACGCAGGCCATTACGATCCACCCATGTTGCGTTCATCAACTGGCGATGGGCCTGCAGCACGCCACCTGAAGGCGAGCCGTTCACTAAGCTTGTCTGTATAGACACGGTTCAGAGGACCTGCCGTATATGGCACCCCGTCACCATTATCGAGTTGCCCAGACTGATACAGGTACGTCCGAGTTGCGTCCTGCTTCGCATCACCCCAGTAGATCTGTAGGTGACCGAACAGCCAGACAGACGTGAACCGCCCCTCATAACCGGCACGCGTCGGCACGGCCCAGCGCGTCCAGCGAATCCAGCCCCAATCACGGTGCGAAATGACAGAAGGAGCAGTAGAACTCAGGAAAAAGGCACCGGCTTCACTCGGTCGTGCGTCTTTATCGAGTTGCAGGCTCATAGTTTACTTCCTCCGCTTAGATCGTCCGGCCTTCTTTAGTGAAATGGCAACGGCCTGTTTCTGCGTATAGCCGGACTTTATCAATTCACGGATGTTTGCACTAATGACTCTGTTTGATCTTCCGCTCTTCAATGGCATGTGTTACCTACCGAAGCACTCCATAATGACGGTAACACCAGAGCCCGTACCAGACGAAACAACGGGCCGGATGTTTGCGGCACCTTGCTGAAGAACAGCAACCTTCGCGGCGCTTATTCCACTCAACGGCTGTCCGTCTCCGTCATCCAGGACAGCACCGTTGGTCGGCGTGGTCTCGTTTGATCCCTCAATCGAGACGGTACTAGTGCCGAACGTCCCGTAAATATGTACCGTCTTGTCTGGGTACCCAGGGATGAATTCCCACGAGCCGGTATCACCACCAGCCAGCCCGCTCCAGGTAACGCGGGCTACTTTCTTGCGTGGGTACGTTACTGTTGCTTTTATCTCTGCCATAGATTAGCTCACTTGCTTACGGGTTACCGCGTCGGCCTTGCGGGGGTCGCCGTGTTCCGCCGACCCGGCTTTCGCTGTGTACTCATCCAGAGAGAACTTTACGGCCTTGAGTTGTTCCGGCACGATGTTCTTGAGTTCAGCCAAGAACCACCCAGGAAGCTCCTTAATCTCCTGGCCGCCCTCAGAATAGACGCGCCCGTTCTGAATGAACAGGGGCCCGCCTTCGGCAGTACGTACCCGTATGTAATGGTTCGTACCTACCAACTTAAGCTGGTCGGGCCGTCCTGGTACTGGGCGGTAGTCCTCGACCTTCGATAGAGTCAGCCCCATTTTTGTTACTCCTAATATTAGTCGTCAATAAGCACCGGCGTGGTCGCGGGGGCATTTGCCCCCGCTCCCACTACCTGTTATTAGCTAGACTTCACCATCTTCGTGAAGTTCGCCGGATTCTCCCACTGCGGCTCGATATAGAGCGTCACCTTCGCTCCGCTCACACCGGCGCTCGCGGTGGCTACGGTCACGACGACCTCTTCGCCAGGGTTTACCGTGACGTTCAGTCCGTCCTTATAGACAACGCTACCGGCAGCCTGGGACGTAGCGAGATTGATTGTAGCAACATCCCCGGTACCACGGCCCGTATCCGAAGCGAACGTTGTTCTCTTATCGAATCTCACGACGCCCGCGCCGCCAGGTGCCGCGTTCAACTCAACGGTCACGGCGCGAATCTTTACTGGTAAATATCCCGGACTCCACCGGGCCTTGTCTCCGGTAGTAGTGAAGTCCAAAACTGACGTACCGACTGTCATCGGCACAAGAATTTTGCTGTGCGGGTATGCCATATGTCTCCTTTCCCTCGTCTCCGCTCCGGGAAGCTCATTGGCTTCCCGGATTCTCGGAGGGAGGATTATCCATTAAGCAGAAGTGACGTGAACGACCTTGGCTTCACCGGCATTCCCGGTGTCCCAAATGAGCCCGAACTCGAAAATACCGTACCACGCGACGCCCTTCGAGCGCCCGTAGTCCTCCGGCATCTTGGCTCGGAGTTCAGGTGTCAGGACTTCAGCCATCGCGACGGCATCCGCGCCGAACACGACGCCCTCACCAAGGACGCTGCTCGAACCGACCTTGCCGAGAGCGGCGGAGTGGTTCGTTTCGATCAGGCGGATGCCTTCGATCCGTCCCACTTCACCATTAAACTTGGCGGCAGGGTCGGTATACTTATGCCACTCCACCCAGGCCTGGTCACGCATTACGCCACGGAGGGCGAGCGTCCTAAAGATACCGATATACTCTTCCCCATTCGCAGGCGGGGCGAAGAGCGTATCGTACAGGTAGTCCCGAATCTCTTCCAGGTGGAAGACATTCAGGTTAGATGCAGCAGTCGCGCCCGGCGTACCATTCGTGGTGATGGTGGCAGCAGACGCGCTCGTGGGTACGTACTTGATCTTTGCGGACTTGAATGCGGCAGCGGCTGCTGCATCCAAGTACAGCTTGAGTTGGTTCTTCAGTGCGTTCTGGGTGGCGTTCTCGATGTCGAACTTCGAGAGGTCATCCGAGAAGCTGCTGAAAGGAACCGACCGGCCCCATTCCTTTACGGTAATGGAGGTCGTGTTGATTGTTAACTGATCCTCAGGGATGCGCTCATTCTCGCTCAGGGCTGCGGAGGTCGGCTCCGTCAACTGCTTGATGCGAGTCAGAGTGACCGTCTCACCCATCCTCTTGCCGAATGCAGGGATCGGCTTGACGTGATCCATGAAGATGGTTTCTTGAAGCGCGGCCTCGTAGAGGCGCTCGCTCAGTGCTCGGCTCTTATATGTCCCCGTAGGGGCATCAAAGGTCCATGTGTACTGGGCCATTTACGACTCCTTATTGAGTCGCGCCTTTCAGGTGGGCCTGCCTGCGCTTAGCGATCATCTCGCTAAGGCTGCGTGGCTGGGATTGCGCGGCGCGCTGTGCCGGTGCGGTGCTCGTGCTGCCTCCTTCAACGAACGTCCGCTTCGGTGCGGACTCTCCGCTGTGAGCTTTCACAATCGAGAGGATTTCTTCACGGACTGCAGCAGCCAAGTTCTTTCTGGCCTGAGTAGCCGGAAGGTTCGCCCACTCGTTAAAGCGCTCATTCAGGATGGCTCGCGCTAACCGGTCGTGCTTCGCGAGGTCCTCGTTCTCCCTATAGAACGCATTCCAAAACTCGCGCTCACCCTGGTCCGCCTGATACGCAGCGACTACTTTCTTAATGATACGTTGTTCGAGTTTGTTGATGGCTTCCTTTGGGCTCTCGAACAAGAGAACGTCAAGGTTGTCGTCCTCCTTCGGAAGCTGCGGCAGTGGCGGCGGCGCTGTTTGAATGGTTTGCCGCCTAAGAGCCTCAGCCTGCTCCGAGAGCTTGCGCTGGAAGTCCTTCTCGCGCTCCTCCAAAGCAGCGGCCATCTCTGGATCAACGCGGTACTCTACGCCGTTGATCTTTACTGTAACGAGTTTCTCTTTTGCTTCGTCTGCACTGCCCGTCGGGGATGACGTGCCTGGTCCATCGACCGATCCGTCGATAGGGGCATTCATCTGGTCCGTGTTAGGTTGAGACATGGTTACTCCTTGTGTGCGGCCAATTCCGCAACCACTCCGGTTGCGATGCGGGTTTCTCGCTCTATGTCACGAAGTAGGGATCGTAGGGCCGCAATACCAGCGATCCCTTCGCGCATAGTGTTCTCGCTCAGCGAACCGCCTAAGAGGCTCGCCACGAGACTTGTGAGGATACTTTCCTCACGCTTCTTGACGTAAGTTCCTAGGGTAGCCAGAAGGGCTTCGCCCCGGACCTTCGTCGCGGCACTATCAAAAACACGATCAGGATTCATAAACGAACCCGTCCAGTAGGTACGTACAAGAGCGGGCGCTCGTCGCGCTTCCCCTTGAGCGCCTCAATTTCCTGGGCCGCTGTTGCAATCAAATCGAACAGCCCATCAATGACGCGCTTATAGAACGCGATCTCTTGCTCGATAGAGCGCCCATCGTCGCGGTGCTCCCGGTACCACAAGTACCAGTCACGGAGCCCGTCCTTGACGGTCGTGTATGGGACTGTTTGTCTCATCCTTCACCCCCAGCGATACCCGTCAGCGGATTGCTCGTTTGATTGATCTCGCTCTCCATGCCGCCGCCCGCCTCAGCGCGCCCGACTGACCCGGACCCTGTGACCTGGGCAAAGAGCGGTAGTTGCGCCATTCGTTGATTGAGTTGTGCCATCTCCTCGTTGTCCATCTTTAGGGTTTCTGGGTTTAGGTTGATCCACTTAAAGAGCATCCGCAGGGCCTTATCCGGGCTGTACTTCGTAAAGAAAGTCTGCAGCAGCATAGGGGAACCGCTGACGGCAGTCATGAGCGCCATAAACTTCTGAAAGTCCTTCGCGCGTTGGAGCGTCCCAGAGAGCCCACGGACGGCAAACGAGACGCTGTTTGCTAGAATGACGTACCGCTCCTCTGGGCGGAGGAACGCGAGCTCCTCCAAAGCCCGGCGCGTGCTCTCGTTCTTGATGTACTTCCCAGGGAGGTCATCCATCTCCTGTACTATGACCATCCAGACCTTCCACAGGAGTGGGGCGATCAATCCGTCCTCAACGTCACGGATCATCCCGTCAAAGAAGGAAGTGAGGTTCTGTTCGGCCTGAATAATCTCAGTCGCTCTGACTTGCTTGCTAGGTAGGTTCCCCATCCTGATGTCGTTCGTTTGCATCGAGGCTTGGAACTGCCGCTCCAGGATGCTGAACATGTTTATGGCGTCAGCCGGGACTTCTCCCTCGTCTACACGCTCTAGGACCTTCCCGCCGAACGGTAATTCCTGCTTAACGGGGATCGTCGTACCTGGCGGAATGCCTCCAGAGAGGTCCTCTGGGTGTTCTACGTAATCAGTCCGTAGTTGCTTAATCCCATGGACGGACTCGAAGGCCCCGTCCAGCATGAGACTGAATAGCTCGTTAGCGGCAATGTTCAGCGGAGCGGCCAGGTCCACGAGTGCCTTGTGCCAAACGCTGAACGGGACGCGCACGAGAGGTGCCGCCACGAACGGGGACTGGCCGTGCCACCAGGGATTATCTTCGGGCTTCCTGATTAGGTACTTCTCATTAGCTATAGCCCAGACGGCGTTCTTCTTTAGAACGTGCCCGTCCTCGTCAAGGATTGTCCCCCAGACCTCATCGATGACGACCTCCTTTCTGAAGGAGGGTGGAGTCGTGACTTCTTGGTTCATCTGTTCGGCCTCACGGATGAGGCGATCCATTTCGGCAAAGTCACCCTTTATTTTGGCGACTACATCCTTGTCATAGATTGGATTGTCGCCCTCCGCCAGTGCCTCGACTTCGTGGAGGTCTCGCCTGACACGATGAATCTCGAAGAGCCCACGGCCAGTGGGGTCCGGGTAGTAATCGTCCGGCCTAATAAGGTCTATCGCAAGGTGCCATTCGGTCTTTTCTTTCTGCGAGACGGTGTACTTAGGGACAGATATTGGGCCGGAAGCTGCCTCAAGGATTTCTTCGGCTCTCTCGATATGGAATGTCCTGTGAGTACAGTGCTTCCCATAGACCTTAAAGACAACTAGGGAATTAAGGAGCCCTACCTTGATTCCGTCAGAGATGAGCGTAGGGAAGTTCGGACACGTTCCGTACACACGATTGAGGGTGTTGAGTTGACTGAGGATAATCTCGCGGGCCTGATCGTCCGTCAAGATGGGGTTGTCTGCCATATCGACAGAGAACCAGTCACCGTAATCAACGAGGGCGCGCTTAATGAAGGCCGCTATCTGTTCGACCGCTATAGGGACCATCGGGAGGAACTCGGCGGACTGCCCGGCTAGTTTGTGGCTCCAGTCCTGCTTACCG